GCATACCCTGCAGCAACGCACATTCCTGCGGTGTCAATCTTCGCACGATATATTCCGGATCATTGACAAGCGGCGGATCTTTGTAATCTGATGCCACAAGAGTGTTTGCTTTTTCTCTTTCTGCAACGGTGTGGTGTGAATTTTTGCTTGTGGAATAGACCGGATGAGCAATTCCGCCTGCACCTGATGCAACAAGTGTAGGTGAGGTTTCTTCTTCGATCTGAAAACTGAATTTTGCATTGTATCCCTGATTCATGGCAGGTCTGCCGATTCCATAGGCAACAGCATGATTTTCGGTACAATTCAGCGTGTACATCGTTTCCGATTCTTTATACCCATTGCCGTGATGAGATGGTCGGCTTCCATTACCTTCAACGACAACAATTCCACCCTGATTTTTGCAGGGAGACTGATTGCTTGTATCAATCGTTCTTGCAGTGTCTGCCTCATAAAATCCGCTGTTGGGATTGTTGGAAAGCATGGAATTGCTGTATTTTCCGCATATGCCGTATGCTTTACGAAAATGTTCTACCACAAACGGCTGGTTATTTCCGCCTGTTCCATATGTAGCAGAAACTGTTTCCGCTACTTCAACAGGGCCCTTAAATCGTGTATCTTGCCCATGATTTGAAAAAACTAATCCTGTGCTTGTTTCTTCAGAGCAAGTTCCAAAACTTCCGGCAGTTTCTTTCCACGAACGGAAGCTCTGCGGAGAATACCCAGACACGCCCTCGGACTCAAATAGTATTTTTGAGGCACGTTCACCATCAAAATCTGCGACAAGGTAGATTCTTGCTCTGCGTTGGGGCGTACCCCAGTATTGAGCATCGACTGTCCTGTATGCGAGAGAGAAACCATCTGCCAAAATTTCTCCTGACTTTGTCCACTTTTCAGGTTTAGGAACAGATATATCTGTGGTTTTGATTTTGCAGAGTTCTTCGAGAACGCATCGGAAGTCCTCTCCTTTGTTGGAGGATAGAGCCCCAACGACGTTTTCCCACACTGCGAATCTCGGATATTTTCCATTGGTTGCACACCTCATTTCCTTGATAATTCTGACTGCCTGAAAGAATAGTCCGGAACGTGCGGCATTCAAGCCTTGACGTTTGCCTGCGACACTAAGATCGGTGCAGGGCGAGCCAAAGGTGATAATATCCACAGGCTCGATTTCAGCACCGTTGATACAGTTGATGTCGCCCAGATGCTTTACAAAAGGCAGCCGCTTTTCTGTAACAGCGATCGGAAACGGCTCTATTTCTGATTTCCAGACAGGTACAATACCAGAGAGCATTCCTGCCATTTCAAAAGTTCCGGAACCGGAAAACAGGCTGCCAAGGGTGAGAGGTTTATTCATCTGACACCTCCACATCCTTGTATTCGATCCTTTCGCCGTTACGCATCAGATACACATCATCAGACCTGCCTTCATGGAGTTTAATGTATCTTTCCACTGCAACATCAACGAACTTTGGTTCCAGTTCAACACCAAAGCATACACGGTTTAATTGCTCACAGGCAATCAGGGTAGATGCACTGCCCAGAAATCCGTCAAGCACCATGCCATTTGTCTGCGTACACTGAGAAATCAGGTAGGCGATCAATGGGACAGGTTTACTGGATGGGTGTCCGCAGCCGTCTTCCTTGCTGTTTTTGATACGGTCAAATTCAAATACCGTTTTCTGTTTCTGATCACCATACCAGATATGCTTTCCGTCCTTACGCCAACCCCAGATGATCGGTTCATGAATGTATTTCCAGTCGGTACGAGTGAGAACAAGGCGGTCTTTCTTCCATACAAGACCTGCACCCACCTTAAATCCTGCATCTTCATATGCATCATGAAATACACGAGCCTTTGACGTCGCATAAAACACATAGATGCTTGCATCTTTTGCCATGGATTCCTTGAATCTCTCAAATGCGGATTTCAGAAATTCATAGCCCTTTTCATCGTCAAGGTCATCGTTTTTGATCTTGCCGGATGTACTTTCCAGATTGACAAGATACGGCGGATCGGTACAAACCAGATTGACTTTTGTATCTCCCAAAAATGCTGTATAGGTTTCAGGCAAAGTGGAATCTCCGCAGATGACTGTATGTTTTCCAAGATGCCAGATATCGCCGGTTTTGGATTTGCAGGGCTTTTCCAGTTCTGCATCTACATCGAAATTATCTTCTTTCGCTTCATCGCTGTCAATTGCAAAGAGGTCAGCGATTTCTTTTTCATCGAATCCGGTCAAACCAAGGTCAAAACCGAGATTCTGCAACTCTTCCATCTCAACAGCAAGGAGTTCTTCATCCCAGCCGGCATCTAATGCCATTCTGTTATCAGCAAGAATATATGCCTTCTTCTGCGCTTCGGTCAGGTGATCGGCAAATACACATGGCACTTCTGAAATATTTTCTGCTTTTGCCGCTTCGATTCTGCCGTGACCAGCCAGCACATTGTATTCCCGGTCGATAATGACAGGATTCACAAACCCAAACTCACGCAGAGAAGAGCGAAGTTTCAGGATCTGTTCCTTGTTGTGGGTTCTGGCATTGTTGGCATATGGCACTAACTTGTTGATGTCAACAAGCTGAAATTCTGTAGTTGTGGTCATCGGTAATTCCTCCTCTGCTGGATTCTGAGCATTCCTTTTCGGGCAGCATCAATATTGCCTTTTACGGCTTGTCCCTTGATAGTTCTATATTGCTGTTTTGTAAGGAACGGCTTATTATTTTTCAGTTCTCTCCAAAATTGAATATCTGTTTTCATAAAAATCTCACTTTCTGCTTCTCAGCAATTGCTCCATCATATCCATTTCACCTGTGAGTGTAACTTCTTCTGAGCAATTTTCTTTTACGATCTGATAGATCTGAGCCCATATTTGTTGTGCCTGTTTCATAAAACTTTGACTCATTGCAACAAAAGGACTTTGAATTGGTGACTGAGGACACGTCGGATGTTTTCCAAGCAATCCATATGAACTGATAGCTTCTTCACACTGCTGCCAACGTGCAACAGACATTGCATATTGTTCGATCATTGCCGGAGAAACAAGACGCTCACACTGAAAACCTTTCAGCCAAAGCCAGGTATCTCTGTAGATTTTATCCGCACCAAGGGGTGTTCCGTCACGCTGCCTTGCAGATAGGATCTCACTTGGTTTCGGCATATCTTCTCCTAACAATTCAGGGAGATCGTCAGGCACTTTGATTTGTGTCAATGTTCTTCCTCCCGGATTCCCAGATGCAATTTTTTCGGAAAGTGCTTTTTTCGGTCGCCCCGCACCAGGTCTTGCACCGCCACGATTAGTACCGTCTCTTGCCATGATCTCACCTCCCTGTAAAATCAAACATTTCAGTATTCGGGCATAAAAAATCCTGGCATTGCTGTCAGAAAAATATCGTAATTTCGGCATTCTTTGATTTTGGGCATATACCCTCTTAGAATACGCTTGCTGCGTGCGTGAGAGGGACCACCGGTCTGTGTTTTGTCCATTTTTAGGGATTTTTTGACCCCCGGGGCTGTTTTCTCCTAAAAGCATAGTGGTTTTAGGAGAAACTTGAAACTAATAGGAGTAAACAGGTCTGCTGTCCTCATTGCCGGTCTTTTTATCGTGGCACGGTTTGCATAAGGCTTGCCAGTTGGATTCGTCCCACATCAAAACCGGGTTGCCACGGTGCGGAATGATATGGTCGACCACTGTTGCAGGAACATATCTGCCTTGCTGTAGGCAATGCACACACATCGGGTGTTTACGGAGATACTGTTTGCTAAGCCTACGCCATCTGCTGTTGTAACCACGCTTTGCAGCTGACGGTCTGTCAGGCTGTTTATGTACCTCACAGTATCTGCTGTCGGTAAGGTTCGGACAGCCTGGATAACTGCAGGGGTGTTTACTCTTTTTCGGCATTGCAACATTCCTCAAGGTATCTGTCAAGCGACTTCAATGCTTCGCCGTGAAGATTCTTCACAAATCCTACGCTTGCTTTCAGCTTGTAAGCGATCTTATGCCAGCTGTAACCGAGGCAGTAGCGGTAATGGAGAAGCGTATACTGCATTGGGTCATCAACGTTTAAGAGTTCATTTATCAGATGAACACGATGAATTGCGTAATCAGATGCCTCGTCCATAAGGTCAACGATAAGTTCCTCAACGGTTTCAATGGCATTCTGATTTGAGAGGTTGTTAATGGCGTTCTTCAGGTATTCCGCCTGTCCATAACATTCCTTGGTTTCACTTTCAAGCTTCTGAATTGTTCTTAGATATTCTCTTGCTTTCATACTGTACCTCCGTCAGGGTATAAAAATAGCCACAGCAGATTTCTCTGCCATGGCTTTTTCGTTATCTTATTTTCCAGTTTATATTATAACACATATTGAAAGTATCTTCAAGTCCCGTAAACTCCCACGAACTCCCAAATTTTAAAGTTTGGATAACGCATTGCTGTGAACCCTGTATCCGGCCGATTTGCTATAGCCCATTTCGTGAAATACTTCATTCCAACTTTTAAACTCGATATAACGTTTATACATCAGATCACGTTCATCTGGGTTATCCAGTTTTTGCAGTGCTTCAAGAAACGCTGATTTCAGTGCAGACAGTTCATCAAAAGCAGCGTCTGCTTCTCTGTCAAGGTCAATAGCACGGTTGATACTGTCGGACATTCTATGCGGATTATGCGTTGCTGTTTTTGGCATATCGCTGAATGCAGGTGAGGAAGGAGAACTCTCACAAATGCGGATACTCTCTGCCTCACGTCTTTTTCTTTCAATTCGCCTGAGTAATATTTTTGCTTCTTTCATGTATTCTTTTGCTGTCACCCTGCACTCCTCCTTATCATCTGCATAAGTATTTTTCCATCACAATCCGAAAGGACATCAAACCAGCCGGAACAGAAGAACTTTTCCAGACTGACCCTTCCGTATTTGTCCTGATTCGTCAATGCGGCTCGATAATTCAGAACCGCACGTTCTACGATCGCCGCCGCTAATTCTTTGTAGCCATCATTCATCGCTCCTCCAATTCCGCCCTGACCGCTGACATCAAGGCTGTCTGTGCTTTATCTTTTTCCGTAAGTGCTTTCAGAATTTTCTCATCTACTGTGCCTTTGGTGACGATATGCTGTATCACCACAGTTTCAGATTGTTGTCCCTGCCGCCATAGTCTTGCATTGGTCTGTTGATAAAGTTCCAAACTCCAGGTCAGTCCAAACCACACTAAGAAGTTTCCTCCTGCCTGTAAGTTCAAACCGTGTCCGGCAGATGCAGGGTGAATCAATGCAACCTGCAATTTTCCGCTGTTCCAGTTTTTAATGCTTTGTGCCGACTTGATTTCCTGATAGAAGATTCCAAGTTTCCCAAGCCTTTCTGTAATTCTTGTTCTGTCATGCTTGAACCAGTAAGCCACCAGAACAGGTTTTCCGTTTGCAGATTCGATGATATCCTCCAGTGCATCAAGCTTTCGTCTGTGTATCGGAATGATATTGTTCTCATCATCGTAAATTGCACCGTTTGACATCTGACACAGCTTATTGCTTAAAGCCGCCGCATTTGCTGCTGTGATCTCAGTATCCTGAACCTCAAGAATCAATTCATCTTTCAGTTCTTTATACTTTTCTTTTTCGGTATCCGACATCTTCACCGCATATTCCGTAGAAACCAATTTTGGCATTTTGAGGTGATCAACCGCCTTCATGGAAACGGTAATGTCAGAAATCTTATCGTATATTCTTTCTTCCGCATCTGGAAGAGGCTTGTAGGAATACACAACATAGCCGTTCTGCTTGTCCGGTTTGAAGTATTCGTTTCGGTACTGCCCGATAAATCTTCCCAATCTTTCGCCCATATCCAGCAATTTGAACTCAGCGAATAAATCCATGAGTCCGTTGCTTGCAGGAGTTCCTGTCAATCCGACGATTCTTTTCACTTTTGGTCTGACTTTCATCAATGCCTTGAATCGTTTGCTTTGGTGATTCTTGAACGAACTCAACTCATCAATGACAAGCATATCGTAATCAAACTTTGTATTGCTGACAAGCCAGTCCACATTTTCACGATTGATGATGTAAATGTCGGCATCAGTATTCAGTGCTGACATTCGTTCTTCTGCTGTTCCAACCGCCACACTGTATCTCAGGTGCTTCAGATGATCCCATTTTTGCACTTCTGCCGACCATGTATCTCTTGCCACTCTCAGCGGTGCGATAATCAGAACTTTTCTGACTTCAAACAAATCATAGATCAGATTGTTAATGGCAGTCAGAGTTGTTATCGTCTTGCCAAGACCCATATCAAGCAGAAGTGCTGCTGTCTTATGTTCCTCTATGAACTTAACTGCATATTCCTGATAATCATGAAGCTTCATTGCTCATCACCTCTTTTATAATTTTGTCAATGTCCTCTAAGGCATCCAGGACGTAAACCTGAAAGCCTAACCGCCTCAGAAGCTTATGTCTTGAAAGCTGCAATTTTCTCGGCTTTTCTCCAGGTGCTTTTACCTCCACAAAAGCAATGTGTCCTTTCGGCATCAATACGATGCGATCGGGAACTCCTGCCGTTCCGGGTGACGTAAATTTCCAGCAGACTCCGCCTTTCTGCCTGACTGCTTTAATCAATTTCTGTTCTATCTTTTTTTCTTCCATACCAAACTCCTAAGGTGACAACTTGACAAAAAATCCCTATACGCGCGTATACGCATACGCACACACGGCTTTCTTTTATAAAATAGATTATTATTTGTACTATATAGAAAAAGTTGTACCAGTTGTCGCCGACTGTCTTATTTTTCTCTTGAATACGAGATAATTTGGTGTGACATCTTCAAGTGTGACAACCTTAAATGGCTTGTCACACTATGCTTGTCACGACTTTTTGATATATACTCTCTGCTGTCCGTAAATGGTGAGTCTTTTTCGCATATCTGTTTTCTCCCATGATGTGAGGCGTGCCATAATTGCACTGATGGCATAACTGTCAGAAGGCTTGAAATCCTCTTTTGGTTTTCCAAAGCACTCACACCAGATCTCGATGTTGGATACTGTTGTTCTCTGCACCATTCCCACAGGACGTGTCACGTCATTTGGATCACTGATATAGTTCTTTCTCTGATAAATATCCATGCTGTCCCAATCGGCAGGAAGAAGTGTATCCAGATAAGTCATGACGAGTCCCTCACGGTCATCTTGTTCCATAGCGGCAGACTGTTCTTCCTTTGCATAAGTTTCAAGCTTGTTTGAAAGATAAAGAGATTCACCTTCTTTGGTATACACAAGTGCTTCTGCCCACATCATACTGTGTCAGATCCCAAGGTTTCCATCTGCCTGTACCGGGTGTCTTTACTGTCCAGAAACGGCGGTTTCCGGTGACATCACGCAGAAATCCTGTTTCTGAATTCGTTGTGCCAAAGAACACACATTGTCTTGGGTGCGGTGTAACACGTCTGCCAAAAGAAGCACGATATTTATCATCCTGACGGGAAATAAATGCTTTCACTTTATCAATATCCGCCTTTTTCATTCCCGCAAGTTCTCCGATTTCCATGATCCAATATCCCTGAAGCTTTTCAGCAGCGGTCTTGTCATTCATATCAGAGAGATTCAAACTGTCAGAATACCATTCACCGCCAAGTCTGGAAATAAAGGTGGATTTTCCGATACCCTGCGGACCATTCAGAACCAGAATGTTATCAAATTTAATGCCCGGTACATAAACTCGCTTGATCGCTGCACACAGGATCTTTCGGGAGATCGCACGTACATAAGCATTATCTTCAGCACCAAAATAATCGATCAGCATTGTGTCAATACGTTCCACACCGTCCCAGGCAGACAGGCTGTTAAAATACTCCTTGATCGGGTGATAGGAACGGTCATCTGTCGCCTTAGCCACTGCAATATCATAGTTTCGTGCTGAAAATGTACCATAGTTTGCATCCACATAGCAGATCAGCTGTGCATCATCTGCATCTCGCCAGAATCTGGCGGGATGTTTCCATGGTACTTCTCCACGGATCTCAAGACCGTCTGCAAGCTGATTGAATACAATATTCTTCATATAGGCATCGTGTTCCATGATCAGACGGATATTGTGCAGATTATTCAGAAGTACTCCAGACTTATTCATTTGCAGATTTTCCATCCAATCGTCATCCTCTGAAAAATCAGATTCAGCAGATTGCAGACGTTCTGTTGTTGCTAATTTTCTGACAGATGGAATCTGCATTGCAAAATCGCACATTGCCTTGAAAGAGCTTTTATCATCCATTGTACCAAACTTGTGGATACGGACGATATCAAAGGCATTACACAGTTTCAGGTATGCCGGATCTTTGGCATGGTGGGAATATACAAATTTATCCTCCTTGATCTCCACCCCTGCCATACTGTTTGAAGCGATAAAATACCAGCGGTTATCGTTGCTTGTAGGTTCATATACATCAGATAGAAATTCTGTCAGTGCAAGCGAGATCGGGTAGAATGCACGATTGAATAGTCCTACTGCACCTTCCTTTGTCAGAGGATCTTGTGACTTCTGCTGTGTGATCTGATTTGCTTTGCTTTCACGGGAAGATGTCGGAAGTCTGGTAGGATCCTGCCATTCAGGATGTACTGACAATATATCGTCCGGATCAAGCCAGCCTTTCTCTGCTTCTTTGAAGATATATGTACCATTCTGCGGACAGGACGGCCAGTACATCAGCTGATTCGGCTGATAGGAACATTCATCAAAATAGTCGATACCCAGAATCTGTGCTAAATATCTTGCGACTGCCACATATTCCTCTGAGGTAATATCTCTTGTGAGAGGGAAAACAATGCGGACTCTCGGGTTGTCTGGAGTATGGCTGTGTGTGGTATAAAGGCAAGCGGTATACGGTGTGATTGACTCAAAGCAATCAAGGAACTGTGTGCTGATCTTATCACCGTCCAACGCAATCAGGGAACGGCAGTCCACACAATCAATGCGGCGTAAACCTCCTTTTAATGCTCCACCCACAAAACCGCCATGGTCTTTAGCAGCATCACGCTGTGCCTTATTCATTTTTGCATACTCTTCCATCGTTTCCGTTGTACGAATTGGTGTACGCAGACGGTTTTTCAAATCATCATAGCAAATGGTTTTATTCGACCATTTCTTCGCATTTCTGCTGTTGCCATAGGCAACCTTTAAGTTTCTCATTTCTTTTCCTCCAGTTCTTCGGTAAAATATCGGATCTTCATATGTTTCCTTTCCGCACGTTCAATTTCAGCTTTCATGCCTGCGGAAATCGTATCTCCGAACACCCACAACTCCACACACTTGCTCATCAGCACAAAGTTCATGAACACTGCTGCTTCATGTTCTTCAGAAATCGTGTCGTCCATAAACTGGGTAAAATAGATGTGAGGGGTGATCGGAAGATAATGCTTGTCCACGGCAAAACGGCTGTATTTCCGTGCTTTTTCAATATTGGTGTTGATACAGCCGTGAGAATATGGGGAGCAGATATAGACGATTGGTCGGAAGGCAGCAGCTCTCGCTGCGTCTCTTTCTTCCCTCTCAATTCTGGTGAATGCTTCATATTCTGTAGGGCTGTAGTATCTTTCGCTGTTATATCGGCTTGCCATATTTTTCTCCTAATCTTTTTTATAAAATTCGCATTCATATCCGTCAGCACGAAGAATCAAACCTTCTGCCCATTTTGGTGTTCTTGCCATCTGCTGACAAACTTCTTCAAGTGACATATCCTTTGACGCTTCAATAATCATTTCATCGTGTACATGAGCAACAATGAAACACTGGGAGAGTGTCTGCATAGAGTACATCAGCAGATCTCTTGCAATTGACTGACAGATGTTTTCCGTAAGCTTTCCGCCAAATGTTTCAAGCCTGTCCCATTTCTTCTGAGCGTTAATGCCCATATATGTAACAGATTCACCGCCGAACTGGTTTTCTCCGATGCGAGGCTTTGCATAGGCAAGGCGTCTGCCGCTTGGAAGTTTAATAAACAAGAATCCTGCCTCATAGGACATTTTCAGTCCATGGGTTTCTGTAGTTGTTTTTTCCCTTATTGCCTTTTTGACGGCTCTGTCTACCGCCCACCAAAGTTCTATGATATGCGGTGAAGCCTCACGCCAGTCAGTTACAATTTGTTTCAGTTCCGCATCGGATAAGCCGAGAGAATCTGCTCCCATAGCCTTCATAGCACCGATTGATCCGCCGTAGCCACAGTTGTGGACGAGTTTTCCTGATACGGTAAAACGATGATGTCTTCCGGCATTTTTCAGATCGTAGACACGAGAAGTACCTTTCACAATGATGGGATCAGCAGATATTTCTTCGCATTTAAAAACGTGATCTGTCCAGGAATATGGCTGAGTTTTGACCCCGTCTCCTGTTTTTACAAGCTGAGAACCGCTTACAGCAGCAATTCCAAAAGGAACAGGTGTTATTCTTCCATCAATCCAAACAAGATGGTCGGGTGTTGCTGTAAGTCCATCATAGGTGATAACTCTGCGTTCACCTCTGCATATGACACCTTCGTGTGATACCCACTTAATACCGTCCCAAACCTTATCCCAAACAGAGATTTTTTCTATCGGAATAAGTCCGTGATTCGTAAGAACAAGCTGTCCCTCTGCAATGCACGCCAGTTCCGCAACCTTGCCTTTCTGTCTTAAATGCCCGTTTTCGCCGTGTTTGACAACAGGCACACCGAACATTTTTGAAGCAGAAGCACAGTAAATGTCCTCGCCATTTGCAAAAGCATTCATTCGCCATTCTTCATCTGCAAGCCATGCAATCACTCTTGCCTCAATGGCAGAAAAGTCTGCAACGATAAATTTCATACCCTGTCTTGGAATAAAGGCGGTGCGGATAAGCTGTGACAGCGTATCCGGTACATCATCATACAGCATCTGAACATCTTCAAAAGAACCACACTTTACAAGTTCTCGTGCCTCCATTAAATCGGGGATATGATTCTGCGGAAGATTCTGAATTTGAATAATATTTGAACAAAACCGCCCTGTGCGTGATGCCCCATAAAAACTAAACATTCCACGAACCCTCTTATCTTCACATTTTGCGATTTTCATTGCCTGATACTTTTTCACCGATGATTTGGAAAGCTGTAAACGCATTTCAAGCACGGATTTCACAGGCTCTTTTGCCGTTTTGATGAGTTCCTGCACCTGTGCTTTGCCGAGAGAATCCGACTTATACCCCTGCGTTTCAAGCCAGTCCAGCAACTGATATACAGAATTCGGATTTTCTACGCCTGTCAGCTTTTGCATTTTGGCAGTTAGTTTTGATTTTGCTTCTGCATCAAGGTTAATCGCCTTATCTGCAAGCTGCATATCGACCAGAATCCCACAGTCGTTGATTTCCTGATCCAGATAGAATTCCTGCCAGATAAAATCGGGAACAGGAAAGCGTGACAGTTTTCTGTCAATTTCCAGTTCAGCTTCCACATCACGTTTGTTGTACGCTTTAAAAATCTCCCATTTCTCAGGATAATCTTTCGGATTATGAAACTGTGGTACACCGTCAATCGTGTCATAAGGCGTACAAAAGAATTTGATGAGAGCCTTGCCCTCTGTCATTTTCTGCTGTTCAATTCCAAGCACTTTTCCCACCTCTGCAAGTGATGACGGCAGTCCAAGTGTTCTTGCATGAATCATAGAGCAGTGCCAATTTTCAGGGCTGAGATAATCGCCAACAGTATCTTCGGAAATGCTGTAACTTTGGAAATATTGAGGATCGTTCTCACGCAGATATTTTGATAAACATACTCGTTCAAAGTTACAGTTAAATGCTCTCTTGATGATTGTTTCATCGGCAAATGCAGCGAGAACATTTTCGGGAATTTCTTCACCGTTTGCTGTATCCACTACCTGAACAGGCTGTCCGTCTATGGAATAGGCAAACAGCAGAATATCAAAATATGGGGTATCTGTGTAGGCGTAGACACCGCATTTTGATATGTCCTTATCGGATCTTGTTTCTATATCGATTGTATACAAAATAATTTCCTTTCTTTTTCTCTTGACACCATATATGGTGTC